ATTTAATATCTGCCGCGCAATCGTTTGCAACCTCAGCGAGTATTTTTGATTCTATATCTGTTTTGGCTTTACCTTCGGCTCTTTTTCAACCAGATGTTGCTACTTTTGGCCTGAGTGATTACCATGAATTTTTCCGAATGGATATGAAGGCAACTTTGCGTATTAATCCGACGCTTTTCCATCAAGGGGCGCTTATGTTAGTGTGGGTTCCTTTGGAATTAGGACTGGCAGATACGAATTATATTGGTCTTAATTCACTAACTCAATTACCACACGCTATTTTGAATGTGGCGTCTGAGACGTCGGTTTCGATTGATATACCATTTTCTGCAATGTCTCGAATGTTGCGAACGGGTCAAACTAATTATGGGGTGTTGAAAGTAGTGGTGTGGAATAGGTTACAAGCCACTGCGAGTGCGTCACAGACTCTTAATTTTTCAATATGGTTACAAGCTCTCAATCCACATATTGCCGTTAAGAAAAAGGTTGGAGGTTTGGTAACAGGAGCTTTCCAAATGGAGGAAGTGTCTGATACTGCAAGAGAGGTTAGTACGCAGCAAGTTGCCTATAAATCTGCTACACGGCCGCAAAATGGTTATTTGAAGCAAGAACATGATAATGTGTTATTCCTGCTGCGGAGGCCAAATTTTGCTGGTGCTACTGCATTAGCTAATACTACTGATGCATCACTATTTGAGTATGGTGTTTTTTATCAAGTGCCAGCATTTATGGGAAGGGAGCATATGATCGTTTTAGCCTCATATTTGGCGGCTAATGGTGGTAATAGATTTCATGTGTCTACTGATACTGGTGTTAGCTTAAATGTCACAGGATTTAGTACACCCGATTGGTCAAAGGAATTAGTTCCAATTCCCACTACTACTGGTATTACTTTTTTACACATAAATTTATCTACAACATTTAGTGGTGCGACACAATGGTCAGTGGCGAAGGAGCAACAACATGTGTTAGAGGTGCCTTATTATAGGCGTTATCCAATGGTAGCCTATGCATTTGGGCAAGCAACTAGTGGAGGTTATAAAACTGGCTGGCCACAGTTGAATATTGGATTCTCTATTGCTGCTAGCCCAAATGATCCAGATGGTGCTATTTCAACGTATCGTTCGTATTTATGGCACAGTGTAGCTGATGATTTTATGGTATATTTTCCCGTAACGCTTGGACAGACTAGAATCCCAGGTGGATTATTTCAGATGAAGGATGTGTTTGGGTTGAAAGATATAGATAGTTCTTTTGTTAAGGATTTAACTACGGAGGGTGTTGAAGCTAACCCCGGTCCGGAGCTTAGTAAATTCCAGATGTTTGATGATGAACGCAAGAAGTTTGCAGAGTGTATGAGTGGTGTTAATAAGTTAACTAGTGGTGTTAACAATGCTATTGAAGCGGGGGTTTTTCAAAATTTAGAGTCGTTGTTGACGTCATTACGTAATGGGGCCAGTGCCATTGCAGACAGTTCGTTTGTCTCCATATTTTCATATTTAGAGAAGACTCTGCGGTTTGCTTTAGATTGTATAACAAAAGTATACTCCATTGTTAATGGTGGAGTGGGGTCAATTATGGCCCAAGCGTCCTTATTACTTGATTTTACGTGTAATTACGGGAAGGAATTTATGAACCAACTTAATAAATTTATTTCGTCCCGTAGTTCGTTTCAAGGTTATGATAATAAGTATACCGTACCATTATTAAGTTCATTATGTGTTGCTATGTTTGGGAAGGTATGTTGTTCCGATATTCCGTAGTTTTAAATCCGGTGTTGATTACTTGATGACTCGATCTTTTCGAGAAGAAGTTACTGCTAAAGTTGCTAGTATATGGTCTGGAAGGAATAGTTTTGCGGGGGCTCTTTGTGATATAGTTATGTATTTTATAGAGGTTTTGTTTGAAGGAACTGGGTTTGGCGCTGAGTATTTACAGATATCTAAGCAAGAGCTCAGTTGTTTCATTCAGGAGGTTAATGAGTGTCAAATGGTCAATGCATTTACTCCACAAACTATAATGAATGCCGTTGTGAGAACTAAGTTGGAAGATTTGGTTGTGCGAGCAGTGCGAATTAAGAAATTTAGTGGGTTAAATACTCGTGTTCAGCCTGAGGCTATTAAAAGTTCAGATATTGTTATGAAATGGTCCACAATGGCAAGTAAGGTTGAATATGTGTCGCGGACACCACCAGTAGGTATTGCATTGGTGGGTGATAGTAAGGTTGGGAAATCCTTTTTGGCGGGACAGATCTTAGCAGGTAGTTTATTGTGTGAACTTGGTCTTGCAAGTGATATGTATGAAGCCCAACAACAAGTTTGGTCTAAACCTACAGGTCCTGATGCTAATTTTTATGACGGGTACCGACAACAGTTGATAGCGTATATTGATGATTTTTTAAAGACCGTTGAGGCTAAAGATGCGGAGGAAGCCATAAATATGATTTCTTCAACTTCTTATATTCCGAACATGGCTGCTTTGGAGGATAAGGGAACATATTTTAAGTCAAAGTTTGTTGCTGTGTCCTCCAACACTAAAGATTTTGCTTCAGTACATGGATTAACTTACCCTGCTGCCTTATGTACGCGGTTCGAAGACCATGCGATTTTGGTGACATCGATGTGCGATGCTCCCGTCGCAAAATTTTGTGGCCTGCTACATGCCCTTCCGGAACCCCGTATGCGTGCTGATGTTAATGGTGCGGTTGATAAGGTGTGGACTTTTCAAAGGATTAATGTGAATAGGGGTCAAGTGGGAGATCGAGTTTCTTGGTCGACCTTTATAAGTGGTATCGCTAACGATTATAAAGATAAATCTCTTCATTATGATGGTTTTAAATCAGTATTAAGTGGCGTGTGCCAAGGTAATGATTTTGGTCAGGATGTTTTCTTTGATGCGCTTGAACCAGATGGTGCATGGTATGATGAAGTATCACGTATTGTATGGAACGTACACCAGAGTATTATAAATAAGGATCTTGATAGTGATTCATGTTATACTGGTTTGACTTGGAGAGAGAGTCATTTAGACGATATTAGTCGTTTAGATCCTAAAATTACCAAATCAATTGGTTTTGATATGTACAATTGTGCGGAATGGGATAAATTTACAGGATGCGGCCCTGTTGTGGCTTTGCAATCGATTTATGCGTCACTTGAACCTACTCGTAGTTGGGCAGGAATTATCAAGTGCTGTGTTGGTATTGTTGGAGTAGGTGGTATTTTGACGGCTTTATATTATGGTATTAAGATGTTTGTTAAGGGCTTGTCAGGTCTCATGCAGGGGACCCAATACGATGGTTCATCTAAAGTGAGGGTAAAGCCCAGAGCTAAACCGAGTAAAGGTTTGCTCCAAGGTTTAGATGATAAGAAGAATAAAGTTAGGCGTTGTGTGCGTGTCATACGTATCTGGGACCAGGAGCGAGAAATCGTTGTTGGTGGCATGTATTGTATGATGTTTGAAGGTAAAGCTGCACTTGTTCCAAACCACTTTTACTTATCGTTACAAGATAAAAGGAAAAGTGGTATGGATGTGATTGTACAAATTGAGAAAATTAATACTCGTAATGAGAATGTGGGCTGGATTAAAGTTGAATTCACCGATAATAATAGTGCTCAAGTTCAAACGCATGGGAAAATCCAGGGAGGAGATTTGTTAGATTTACGTGTTGTGTATTTTCATAATGCCAATATTAATGGAAGTCCAAAGATTCGCCAATTTATTCCCACGCTTAAGGAGTTTATGAGTGTTATTAATGGTCGGGAGTTACCAGCGGATGTAATGGATTCTGAAGTAGTGGATGATATACCAGTTATTTTGGGTGGAAAGTTGGTTGATTTTACGGAGGATTATTATACAAATGGTAAAGTAGTGTTTCCTATGTTATATGTTAAGTCTAGTACGGAGGAGCGAACTAAAGCTGGTGACTGTGGGAGACCATACTTTGTGCGTGATTTGCGTGAAAATAAGCCGTTGGTTGCGATGCATAGTGCTATTATAGGTGGTCGTCAGTCTCCACTGGGTGCCACTCCTCTTGTATTGGAATTTATAGATGAGGCTTTGCAATCAATCGATTGTGTTAAGGTTAGGCCGCTGGTTGAGAATGGGTATTTGCAAGGTAGTCGTATTCTTAATAAATTCTTTGATTCAGATATCCATGTTGAAAGTGAAGTTAAGATTAAAGATCATGTTGTTAAGAGCTTTACGCCTAGTAACACTGATAAACGTAAATGGTTGTGTCATCCTGAGTGGGTTGATGGATATATGCCCTCATGGAAAGGTGTGCGTCCTGGGCGACATGCTTTGTATAGCAACGCACAAAAGCAAGCACCATTAGCTAATAAATTTGTTTCTCTTGTTGAGCAACGTAAGTGTGTTAAGTGGTACATTGCTAAATTTAATCAAGATCGAGACGTGAGTTTATTGAGTGAGTATGAGGTATTGAATGGTACAAGTGTTATGCAACCGCTTGTTTTAAATACTAGTTGTGGTTATATAAGCAAGTGGTTTAAAGATGGAAAGAAGGAAATTATAGCCTTGAAGAATGAGGTTCGTGAATTTACTGACGTAGCAAGAACGCGTATTATTCCCATATATGATATGACATTTACTCAGCGTTATGAGTTTATAGAAAAGCAATGTGAGTTAGGGGTTATTGAACCTGATCTACTGTGGGTGGCAACTCTTAAAGATGAATTACGTAGTATTGAGAAGGTTATTCAGGGTAAAACGCGAGTTTTTGAACAGCCTCCTTTAGAATTTTCTTTGTTAGTGCGCAAATATTTTGGTCGGTTTTTGGACTGGATTAAAAGTAATCCAGGAACGTTTTCATGTTCTGCTATTGGTATAGATAAGGAGGCAGCATGGAAGAATATTTTGAATCAACTAAGGGTTAAAGGGTCGAGAGGTTTTGATATTGACTACTCAAATTATGATGGGTCAGTTTCAACTCAAGCATTTGACTTTTTTAGGGAAGTTGTTGATGAATATTATAAAGATCAAAATGTTGTTAGGCATGCATTGTTACATATATTGCAAAATAGTTGTGTTGTAGTTGGTGATCATCTTATGTTTACAGAGCAAGGGAATAAATCCGGTAATCCTATGACGGATGTTTTTAATTCAATAACTAATGTCTGGTTAATATTAGTCTCTTATCTAAATGGAAGACGTACTATGTGTTTACCAGAAACATTACGTGATTTTGAACGTGATGTTGCACTTATAACTTACGGTGACGATGTGATCTGTGTTGCCGATAATGTCACTCTTCAGTATTTTAATAGGTGTACCATAGCCGATGTTTGCAGTGATCTTGGGTATAAGGTCACTTCGGCTAATAAAACTGCAAATTTGGTACCATGTGAACGAATTGAAGAGTTGACGTTTTTAAAATCTATGTTTGTAGAAAAGGGGCAGAATATCTATTGTCCCATGCCAAAAGATGTTGCAATTAGAGAATTGCAGTGGATAGATAAACGTAATATGCAAGATGAGCGTATAAAGCGGGATTTAGTAGATAATTCGTTAAGATTTATGGCTCATCATGGTAAAGAAGCCGTTGTCCAATTGCAGGAGCAATTAAAAGATAATGGAGTTGATAGTTCTTTTGATTATACCGATTTTGTGTATGATATTTCTATTAAACAACAGGCCAACGATACAGATATATATAATACTAATATTGTTAGCAAGCGAAAGGAGGGGATGGATGAATAGTTTGGACCTATATGATTGTAATTGAAAAGAAAACATAATATAGGTTTGTTTTCATTCGGATCTGCCTGGGATAGTGCGCCTAATGGCAATCTTCAGC